AATGTCGGTTGGTTATCCAGACACAGCAAACGGTGGAGTTTATACCGATTCTGTATTTCCAGCACAAGACCAACAATATACAAATTCCGATATGTTGGTTAATTTTGCTCAGTATCTTCAAACTGACCAAAGTTTCGTAACTAAGTTATCAGACCCAAACAATGAGCAAGTGGTAACACTGAATGCACAATTGGCAAAGGTGGTTACTAAAATCAATCAAAAGACAAACACTTACAATGCTACATCCGCTGTATTGTCATCTCTACTTCCTTCGGGCGTGGTGACATCCCAAGACAACATGGGTTATAATAAGATAACCGGCGAAGATAGCAGTAAAGTAGGATTCGAATATAAGTTTGGTTCTCCGGGGGTTTCTGGTGATGTAAAAATCCCAAAATCCATTGATGATAATTTCAAACAAGTTGATGGGACAAGTTTAAGAATGGCAACAACGTTCAAATCCGATGGAATGAATCTATTGGGTGTAATACCAAAAGACAAGTCTATTACAGACCAAAACGTTTTGTCGGTATATGGCAATTGGACTGAATGGAGTCCATACGACGATGATTTGGTTGCTTTCTATTTCTATGATGTAGTTAACGGAAAGTTTATTCCATTCCGTGCTACGGTCAAGGGAATCTCAGAAGGTAATACGGCATATTGGGATGAACTACGATTCATTGGACGTTCGGACCAGTTGTATTCATACAACGGATTTAGCAGAACACTATCATTTACATTCAATGTTGTAATTAATAGCGTAAGAGAACTTCTTCCTTCATGGAAGAAAATCAACTATTTGGCAAGTGCTGTAAAACCATCTAATTACACGACAGGTCAAACCATTAATCAAAGTTTCAACAGATTCATTGTTCCTCCAATGTTCATGTTAACTATTGGTGATTTGTATAAGTTTCAACCAATGGTTATTACTTCAATCAACGTCAACATTCCTGATGATGCTGCTTGGGAAACGTTGAACGAAAACAATGCACAACAAGGTTGGAGTTATTTGAACGGATTGATTACGGCACCAACACTCGGTAAAAACTTCGGTCAATTACCAAGAGAAGCCGAAATTGCTATCACTTGTAATCTACTTGAAAAAGAAAGAGCGCAAGTGGGTGGTTCTCACTTCGGTCACGAACCTCGTGTTGATGATTGGGAGACATCAGGTTCAGCAGACAGATTCTTGACATCTAATAATCCAGACATTCCATATTTGCCTGTTCCTACAACATTACATCAACATTTTGTTGAATGGAATGACCCAGGCACACCAAATTCTGTGGCAACTGTAGCAACAACAACTCAAATTCCAAGTGGAAGTTTGGCACCATCAAACGGCACGGCTTTAACTACACAAAAACCAATTCAGTTAACGTCGGTTCCAACGACTGCCGGTAACGTGTTGGGTGCTCCTTCTTTTGCTACACCTAACAGCACACTGTCGAACACGAATAATATAACAACTGGAAATGGACAAACATTTACGCTATGAAAAGATACGCTTCAACACCAGTAACGCAACGATGGGATGGTAAGAGAGTTTATACGACAACGACTTATCCTATTATTGAACCACAAACCAGCGATGCTATTATTATATCCAATGAGACGGATTACTTAGATAATCTCGCCTATACGTATTATGGCGACCCTACCTTATGGTGGGTAATTGCGTTAGCAAACAATCTCGGTAAAGGTAGAATGAGTGTTCCGCCTGGTTTACAATTGAGAATTCCGTCAAATATTAACGCAATTTTAACTCAGTTTAATAATTTGAATCAATAAGTTATGCCGGCACCAATCATTCCGTGGCAGCCATCAAACATACCTGGCGAAATCCAAGCGGAACTCAATCGTCGTAAGACGAATAGGAGTTTCAATTTCATTGCTGCGAATCAATCCAATTGGAATGGAAACGGTGGAGATTGGAATACTTACAAAGGGCCAATGGTTTCGTGGATTCGTGTTTGTTCAAACAGTGCCGGTCATCCAAAAATTCCTATTCAGTTAGACCAAAACGGAAATCCTATTTGTGATAAACAACGATTCGTTTTATATAGCGGAAAGGGGTTTTACAATACTTATGGTTTTGCTCCACCAACGAACGTAGGTGGTGCTCAACAACAGATTATTGGATATACTCCTGGCGATTTTGAAAATGCCGATTTCGGTCAACCACACATTATTGAGAATTCTCTAAAGGCACCTGCCGGAGAAACTGGCAACTTTCCTATTCATGTTCCTTCACCTGAAATTTCAAGACTTGAAGTAACAATTCAAAAAGAATTACTAAGACGTGTAACAATCGAATGGGTTTGTTTTTCTTGGAAGCAACTTGTTTATATGACGCCTTACTTCCTCGTGCCAGGAATTACTTGTATGGTGGAATGGGGATGGAACCATTTCAATGTTCAATCTTTGGTAAACCTCGGTGATACAGGTAACATGCAGAATTTATGGGATAATGCCTATCCTCTTTATACAAACAACATCATCAATTCTCACGGAAACTATGATGTAATTTACGGCATCGTCACCAATTTCAATTGGAGTATCGAAGGCAACAAGATTATCTGCACAACAGAAATTACGTCGAAAGACCGTCTTTATACAGGTATTGCTAAAGACTACGGTTTGTCGGTTACTAACCAATCCGATTCTAATAAAAACGGAATTTTCAAATCAATACGTGATTTCATGAAGGATGACAATGTTATTGTAAACTTGAAGACGTTAGTAACCTCTGCGCCTGTAATCAACAGTGCTGCTTTGGGATTGTTACAACGTGATGATAAGAATGGTATTTGGTATGATATTTTGAATCCATTGCTAACAACAGGAACTCCTGAACAAATTGGTATGAGATTGCCGCACGTCTTCGGTGTGTTCTCTGGAAGACCGTCTGGCCCAAATCCTACAAACGACTCATACACTCACAATGAAATGTTTGGCACACCTAAAGATGGAGATTTTGATAAACAGATTAAAGACAATGATGTTAACAATTTTTGGATTAACATGGGAATGGTTGTTGCCATTTTGAATTATTATTCTGCCGTTCCAAGTGGAACGAAAAATAGTCATCAAGCATTTGAAGTAGATATTCAAAATTCTGTCATTGGTGGCCATCCAAACTTAGTTTCTTGTGACCCAAGAGTTTTGATACCAAATTACAATGCTCCTAAATTTTTGTATGGAAATATCGGTGTGATTGATAACGCTGGAATGTTGTATAAAAACATACCTGACCCAACCAAACCGTATTCGTATCAAGTTCTAAAACCAATCACGGTAGGAGACAATAAGCAGAATCTCAAATTGAGGGATGTGTTGTATCAATCTTTGCCTATTCAGAAAAATCAAAACGGTGGAGTATGCTATCGTGACAATTTGGATGCAATCATTAATTACAACAGATACAGATATGCCGCTATAACAACCGGTGTGACATATCCATTGTCATCGTTTAGTTTTCCATCACAATTTACATCCGACCCTAATGCTCCGTTGCCTGTAACTCCACGAGGGTTGCCAGGTAATGCTTTGGAGAAGGATTGGTCAGGATTGTTGTCGAACGTTTACATTTCATTTAGCACATTGAAAAATGCTGTAGAAGATGAAAACAACGCATCTTACATGGACATTTACAAAGCAATACTACAAGTATTGATGGATGCTACTGATGGATTTTGGGATTTGTCATTAATTGAAGTGGATGGCGTAATCACTATTGCCGATAAGAAATACGTTGGAAAATACGCTTTAGACCAACAACAAGATACGGTATATTCATTTGATTATTACGATACTGACAGTATTATCAAAGCATTGAAGTTTAGACCTGTTTTGTCTGACGCACAGGCAACAAGAACTATTTACGGCTCGGTAAATAATAAGAATGCTAAGTATCAATATATCGACAAGAATGATTTGTTAGACTATAAGTTTAGAGACGCAGTTATTGGAACACCAGAAGATAAGGCTCAAGGCGATGCTGAACTGGATAAACGTCAAACAGCAAATGAACAGTTACGTGATTTGGTAAGAAGTGTTCAGACAATCAACTCAAAAGCAGATGATGGTTCGTTACAAATGTCATTGAATGCTTATAGACGTAATGGCAATCCTCCTGCGGGGACTCCGGTTGATATGCCCGAGATTATAAAATTGGTGTTACCAAATCAACAATTATTGAGACTACTATTAGCAGATGATGATGAAGACAATAACCCAAGATATTGTGCTGTCCAGCCTGGTATTACTCTTGAATTGACTTTACAAGGCGTTGGTGGTCTAAGGACTTTCCAATATTTCATCATAAGAAACTTGCCAGAACCGTATAGTGATAGAAACATCTTATTCCGTATTACTGATGTTAATCAAACTCTCGAAGCCGGTAATTGGGAAACGACCATTCGTGCCCAACCGTTGCCATTACGAGGATACATCAAGAACAGATTAAAAGGGCCTTACGTTAATACGCCTAATACGATTAACGGATGGTTGCCAGACCCTCTATCATAACAAATTGACTTTTTGACTATGGACCGTTATCATTGTCAAAATGCCAGAAAGTTATAAAAAGTTCATTGACAGTTGTAGGTATGTGCCAGTTATGTTGTGGGCAATACCTTCTGACAAATTTCTACATCCATGTGTTACTGACATTTCCTTGGTATTTATAAAACAGACAGTGAACGGAGAGACTTTTTGTGTTTCATTTAATCATCCTGATTTGGCGCCTTGTGTTACCAAGAAAGAATTAATTGACGATTTGAACACGTTGACGGATAAAAAGTGGGTGATTGATAAAAAGATATTTCTTCAATTATTGCCGGGAGTAAACGATTTGTTGGACTTCAATCTTTGGAAACATCTTAACACAGGTTCGGTTATAGAAGAACAGTTGTTTGAAACTATAGCACACAAATTCATTTATAGAAGTAAACGTAATTGTGGCGACTTGAATAAGGTTGTTCCGTTGCTAAAACATAAAGAAGTCTTCGAGAAAATATCTGACATCTATTTTCAAACAGATACCAATCTCGTTGATGAAGGATACAAAAAGGAAAATTCAATCATTCTTGAAACGTTGACTGAACTAGAATCGAATGGAATTTATGTTAACGAAGATTGTTTTAAGCAACATTTTGAGGCAAAGATAAATCCTAACGGATTAGTCTATAGTCAGTATAATCTTTATACCAGCACAGGAAGGCCAAGTAATCACTTTGATGGTGTAAATTATGCCGCTCTGAATAAAGACGATGGTGCTAGAAGTTGTTTTGTATCAAGATATGGTGACGAGGGGACGATGGTGTTGATAGATTATTCGGCATTTCATCCAAGAATTATTTGTAATTTGGTAAATTTCGACATGCCAATCGAGGAAGATATTTACAAGTATTTGGGTAAACTTTACTTTCATAGAGAAGTCAATGAGTATGACATGGAAGAAATCAAAAGCATAACAATGAGACAACTCTATGGTGGTGTCGAAGAACAATATGAAAGCATCAAATATTTTAGAAATTTGAAAGAATTCAAAGACATTTACTGGAACAAATTCAGTGAAGATGGATTCGTTTGGACGCCAATATTTAGAAGACTTATCTCTACAGACCATTTGAAAGACGGTAATAAAAACAAGTTGTTCAATTACATTCTCCAAGCGACAGAAACAGAGTCATCAATGACGGCGGTAAAAGTGGTAAATCAGTATCTAAAAAGTAAGAAAACAAAAGCGGTGCTATACACTTATGATTCTTTGTTATTCGATTTCTACAAAGGTGATGGAACGGATACATTAGAGAAAATTATGATGATAATGAAGATGGGAAACCGTTTCCCTATAAAGGCGTATATGGGGGATTCTTACAATACGCTAACTCAAATCTATCCATAACGTTTTGGATATTTATCCAATATTTATAATTAGGGTAGTATGAATAAGCGATTACTAGAAAAAATCATAAATGATGTTTCGTTAGACGAACGAGTAAGTAATGGAATTTTCAGTATTGAAAATGACTTACACATGGAGGCTCTCAGGGATTACTTTGTTAAAAAAGGATTCGATGAAGAGACGACTCGTGGCTTTTCGAACCGTGTTTTGGAAGGCAAGTATCCTGAAAGACAGGCATACAATGCTAAGGGTATTTTAGTGACTTTTCCTACGCCTGAATATAAACAAAACGCCATCAAGGCCGGGACCCATTTCGAGAAAGACCCAACCAAAGGTCAATCCAATTTGTTTTCAAATAATGATACGGCACCTGCTCCGGCAGCACCAGCCAAGGGTGAGGACAATAAAAAAGAACCGGCTCCATCTACACCAAAGACAAGTTTACCCGTTTCCCAAGCATCCGATACTCCATCAAGTTCTAGTGATACGACTGCTCAAACCGTTCAACCACAAACGACAGCAGCGCCACAACAAACTCCTGTGTCCACACCTACGGCTGAACCCGTAAAAGAACCAACCGATTTACCGTTACCTCCGGAAAAGTCTCCTGCGGAAAAGGAGGCCGACAAAAATGCTATAAAAACAATGCTGAAAGGCGACGATTATATGTTGAACGAAGTGATGACATACGTTGAATGGAACGCTCCGCATATAATGGAAGAAATCAAGAAGAAGTTAAAATTATAACTATGAATGACAAGAGACAACTGCTTTGCACGTTCTCTTTGGCAGCATCCTTCAAAAACACAATCGAAGACATTAAAAGGTTTTACAACGTCAACAATAACAGATTCTTTGTCTTCAAAAATGTGGCGGCTCCAAAAGAAGTATTCATTACATACAATATTGCGTGCGAGGGAAAAGAATTCCCTAAATTTCCTAATACGATTTCAATCCATAGGAAAAAGCAAACCAATACTTTATACACTCTGAACGCTATGAATCAAATCATCAAAGATGAAAATGATGGCGTATTAGATAGAAAATTTCCTGTCAATTGGGAACATTATGCCAACTCCTTAGTGATTACAGGAACGCCTTCAATTCGTATCATTCCTATCGAGATTTTAGAAATACTCGAATAAGAAAAACGCTAAAAAATAAAAAATATTTTGACTTTTTATAGGTTGATTTTCGTGCGGATGCCATATATCTTTTCTACTTATTAGTAACAAGACAAGACTTAACGATATAGTTAATGATTGACTTAAAACTAATTAAATAATTAACAAAAGATTAAATTATGGCACTAGATAGAGATAGAGTCAAAAGCAAACTTGCTTCCTTCGACAAAAACAAAAAAGGCGCTAAGAAAGCCCCTTCCGAACAACAACTCAAAGTTAAACAATACATTTGGAAACCTGAATCCGGTAAACAGGTAATTCGTATTGTTCCACATCAATATTCGCCAGACTTTCCGTTCATTGAACTGAAATGGCATTATGATTTCAACGGTGATAAGGTTTCATACCTTAGTCCATCAAGTCAGAACAAACCAGACCCAATTGTTGAATTGGCAAACAAACTTGAAAAGTCCAAGGATACTTGGCTAAAGGGTCGTAAGATGCAGCCAAAACTTAGAACTTATGTTCCTATTATCGTTCGCGGTAGGGAAGAAGAAGGCGTGAAGTTTTGGGGATTCGGTGTTCAAGTTTATGAACAACTTATCGCAGCACTTGATGAACCTGAATATGGTGATATCACGGATTTGGTGAACGGTCACGATATCCAAGTGAGTTTCACAACGGCAGAAGATGCTAAGAAGGATTTCCCTGAAACAAAGATTCTTATCAAGCCAAAGACCAGTCCGGTTGTTGACCCTGAGAATCCTAAGTGTAGAGAAATTCTACAGTTAATCACTACGAAGCAACCAGATATCTTTGATATTTACACGGTAGCAACGTATGATGAATTGGCTGCTGCTCTCGACGTTAAGTTGGAAAATGAACGTAACGGTGTAACCGTTGCTTCTGCTCCAAGAGGCGCAGAGAGAACTGCCGTAGTTCCTACCACTCCGGTAGCACCAACAACTTCCACGGACGATGATGACGAT